ATAAACGCAACCCCAGGAACATAGAGATTTGGGTAAAGAACTTGCTTTACCGTAGCTCCTGAAGGAGATCCGCTTAATGCGGTATAACCACTCTGGTTAGTGTTCCAAGGAATCGTAAAAGTCGTAGCCCCTGTGCGGGTAATAACGAATGGAATGCCTGCAATTTGAGGCATACCCGTCGTCGCTGACTGGAAGAGTCCTTGTAAAATAACTACGTTTCCGCTCACAAGGCCATGGTTGGTCGTTGTGGTGACAACAGCGGGGCTCGCTTTCGTGATCCCGGAAATTGCCAATACTGGACCATATTGCAGAGCAATACCGCCTTGGAATGTGCTAAAACCACCACCCGTCGCCGCACTAATGTACGATGTGCCATCAGCAGGGCCTGCGCTGGTTGTAGTTAGAAACGCAGCTCCCTGACCCATATCGGTCATCCACCATGCTCTAGTGACACCGCTTGCGGCAGCAGCCCTAGTAGAGTTGGAGATCTCAATGAAGTTAGGAAGAAACGGTAGGATAACGCCTGTAGCGCCACCTGTCGATGTAACCTGGCCGGAAGCCAGTCTGGAATATTCTGCCATACTATCCTCCTTACAGTGTTATAAAGTTTGCTGAACGTGTAGACAGCAAGTTACGGATCGCCGTATCTTGCGTAAGCGCCTGTGCCTGAGCGAATTTAACCGCCAGGGTAGCGTTCTGAGCGAGCATACCAGAATAATATGGATCTCGATAAATCAAGTTCATCGAGTAACCATCCTGGTTAATGTGCGTAATTGCTTGCTTCCCAACTACCGTATTATAGTAAACATCTCGTCCATTCATGGAAGCGGAGCGCGCTACCGGAGCTTCAGAGCTGGTTAATATACGAATATTGAATACTGCGCCGTATTCGGTCGGAAGTGCTTCTGTGTTATGGCCATATGACCAAGTAGACAAAAACCCATCGCCAGTAAGCGCGTCAAAATCAGGCTGAATCTCCGTAGAGGACAGCATGAAGTAAGCTGCACGAACTGGACCTGTGCCGAACTTCAAAGATCCTTCAATACCCGAAACGAATTTTTGGGCATTGTTGGTATCCAAAGTCGCAGCCACAAGGCTGAAATCGGAGATCCCCAAGTTAGTTGGGTTATCACCGTTAGCGCCGCCGCCAGCATTGATTTCCGATGCTGCGGAAACGATATAGTCGCGGAGGATAAGCACTCTGTTACTTTCAGGACTAATGGCACTTCCACTTGCGTAAAGCTAATGCCTTACGAGTGGGTCTTCCCTTCTCATCTTTCATGGGTCCAGGAACGCCAGACATGCGTGCGCAAAACGATTTTTTTCTTTTGCCTACTTTCGAGTCTGGATCTACTTTTTTCGTAACAGGGGCTTTGAGGTTAGCTCCTTCTTTTCGTTTAAAGTAGTCTCTTCCCTTCTTATTTAACCCACCTGATGGGGATTGGTATTCTTTTTTCACCATATTTTTCCTTACTGACCTATCACTAGGCGGAAATCCCTCTTCGGAGATTCCTCACGACCTTTCTTTCCATTCGTCGTGTTCAGACTATCGCATCACCTATTGAGGTGCCGTCTCACTTAGTCGTTTAGGCTGCTTTCGCTTGCCCCATGTCACCCTGTCGGGCTTCCATGTCAATTAGAGTCGGTTTATCGAGGACATTATCTCTATCCTCGGCTTGGCGCATTGCTACGGCCAGTCTTTCGCTGACCCATGCTAATACCAATTTGCGCCACGCTAAGAGGGCGTATTATGCTGCAACTTTCTCAAAACCCTCTTGGTCTTGTCACCTTGTTACTCCCTTTCGGGGGACTGGTCATTTCTGCCAATCTCTGCAATTTCATGTATCGTTGCAGATCGGACTATCGCTTCACCTTCCAGTGTCCACTCGCCTTAGTCTCTCACGGTGCTTTCGCTTCCGCCTTGTTGCCCCATCGGGTTTCCAAGTCAATCAGAGCAGATTTTTAGCTTTAATGTTTGTATGAATATGTAGAATATGTTACAATCCCTCACAAACATGCAATATAGGAGTCCTATGACAGACTTTTACGGAAGAAATCTCTCTGAGCATGAGATTGGATATCTTGCCGGTATCATGGATGGAGAAGGAACCATTCACATCTCTAAACCTATTACTAGGAATAAAGATTGCAAGAGTGGTATTTATCAAACTTACATAGCAGTCACGAATACTGAAATAGTACTTCTTGAATGGATGAAAGAAAGAATTGGAGGAATTATTCGATCCATTCCGACCGATAAAAAATCCAACGTTATCCGCAAACCCATATGGAGATGGTACTGTCCCATCGTTCGTATCATGGACTTCTGTAATCTTTTGATCCCTCATTCCGTGATAAAAAGAAGACAATTTGAGATCATGCTTGAAGCGAGAAGTACATATACAATCCATGGAGCTAAAAAAGGACAACAGGGAGTTAAAAAACTTTCCGATGAAATCCTTGAAATTCGACATAGATGTTATTTGGAACTTAAATCTCTTCATACAAGACCTAATCTTCGTCATCCTAACCTACAACATTAAAACGGTCATACCACAAAATCCTAATATGACCTGCTCGTTGATGATACATCCGGTCAAAATCATCAACTATCTTCGGCACCGGTTAAGCTGCTTGACCGAAGAATGCCATTTGGGCATCAATGATCTTTCTGTTACTTTTGTAACCTAAGTTGCCAAGGCGGAGAGGTTCTTCGACGCTCTCTCATGACCTTCCTTATATTCGCCATGTTCAGACTGTTGCATCCTATATAGGTTTTCTCGCTCAGTCGTTCACGCTGCTTTCGCTTGCGCCTCGTTACCCCATCGGGCTTCCGAGTCAATCAGAGAAAATTTACCCGCGACATTCATTTTATCGCGCTGAGGCACTTGAGCTGGAGGATCGATCCCGCTATTGCCCAATTGAATGGTCGGAGGTTGTAAGGCTCTCGGCCTCATGAACCTACAAGTAGTTCCGCCGTTGACCGGCATTGACACCTTATCGCAGACGAGTATGTAGTTCATCGTCGGCGTAGGCGTGTACAACATGGCTGGGGCGAGTGATTGCAAAATCATCGGCCCTAAGTTGCCGGTTGTAGTAATTGACATATTTTTACCCTGTATTTACAGAGTTTGTGATTCCTGCGGTAAAGCTGACGGCACTTTTCCTACGTCAATTTCCTTAGAATCTGATGAGGGCGGCGATCTCCTCTTACGCGATTGCACATACGCTGTGCTTGCGTAATTTTCCTAGTAGCAAACGGTTAGATTATTTTCTTTAGAAAAATTGTTCTGATGTTTAGGATGAACCCCTTAATTAGAGGAAATATGGCAAATCCAACAGGAGCAGCGATAAACGGCTTTGTAGGCGCAGCGGCCGGGGTAGCTGGCATGATGGCTATGGGAGCTGCGGTAGCTCATCCTGGGCCATCTGCGGTGGCTGCAGGGGCTGGCGTGGCTTATGGCTATGTAGCCAACGATTCGTTTAGGGAAGGAGTTAATGGTGCGGCAAGGCATACTTATCAAGTAGTGGCGAATGGGGTAGCAGACGCGGGAAACCCTGACCAAGAATATAACGGAGCAAACCAATTCGCCAACTTCGCGGCAGTAACTGGGGTAGCTCTTAGCCTGATGACCGCAAACCCTATCTTTGCATACGCTGGAGCGGCTATAGGAACTGCCGTAGTTACTATTAGAGCAAAGGAGAGAGGACAATGTGTAATCTCGTAACACCACTTAATCAAGCACTTTATGGAGGAGAAATGAATCTTGTAGGATCAATAATCGGAGGATTTTTTGGAGGCGCGGCCAATGCTGCAATGGGAACCTTTGGAGGCCAAAATACGGCCAATAAAACATCAAATACATACCAAAGCACACCCAGAATGAACACTAATTGCCAGCACAACGGAAAAGACGGGGTCTCTCCAGGAGATATTGCGGATCATGTATCCAATGCAGAAATCGGTTTAGCGCTTAACGATGCAGGAGTCGATATTGGACAAACCACTAACGACATTTGTGATGCTCTGGGAAGAGAAGTTTTAACGCACGGGTATAACGAAAGTCCATGATAACGCCAGGCGATTGTTTAGAATATATTTTTCATTCACGTTCCTTTTCTCTCTTTTTAGGATGCGTTTTTTTAGAATTTGGCATAGCTCGCTGGCAAAAAAGAAATTTTTCATGGAAAGAACTTGGTATGACAAGCCTTATGGCCGTCGGTCTAAAGTTGATACTCAAAGTGTAAAAGACCCCTCTTTTCAGAGGGGTTATAAAAATTAAGGAAGTTCCTTAAGACACTCAATATTAACACTAGCAATAGTAATCGGAAATACCGATCCAGTCACGTTGGGGTTCAAATTAACCGCAGAGATGCTGGTATTTCTCAACCTGAGCGTATCACCTGCTTTGACCTCAACAATAACTTCACCAGTACTATGACAAGCGTCATCGCCAGGCGCCTGCGTGTAACCAGAATAGATACTTCCTGGAACAAGGACACCATTTAGCCAGAAGCCGAAGCTCCAGCTTGGGACTGGTTGTGGGACTGGGGGAACAATTCTACCTTGAAGCTGCCAAGAAAGATGATATATACCATGTTTCAAGAACTTAAGATCGCCGCTAATATTAGCCATGCTTAGATCAAAATCACTAGAGGTTACAGCATTTTTTTGATCAAACAACACCATATCCGTAGGCGTATTGTAAGCTCCAACCACTAAAGGGACTGAAGCATAGACGTTAGCCCATCGCTGGCAGCCACAATCTCTATCATGAGAACCACAATCTTTTCCCGGAAGTCCTTGTAGACCTTGAGGACCTTGTAGGCCCATTGGACCCTGCGCACCCTGCGCACCCTGCGCACCAGGAACGCCCTGGATACCTTGCTCGCCTTGAGCTCCGGGAACCCCTTGAGGGCCTTGGTAGCAGCAAGCGTGCATATGTTTTTCATCACACATAATTTTTCTCCTATTACCAGTTAATTCTGGTATAATTTTATATTAACACAAATTATTCATACTAATTAGTTATTTTAATATTAAAATTTAAATGACAAAATTATAGATACTTAGCCAAATGTCCTTAAAAACTAGGGATTTGGCGGATTATCCCAGGCTGATGTTATGATAACGCTTCCGTTTTTCTCTTTTTAGCAATATACTAGAGATTATCTTTCTGACCGAAATTCAGGATTTATTTTTATTATACGAAACGGAAAACCAGTAAGCCAACCACATATTTATAGGAATTTTTCTTATGCAGCCATCCAAGCCAACCTATCTTATCATGTTCATCCTCACATGTTAAGAGCCACAGCAATTACGTTGTTTATGAAAATGGGTTATCATTCGGATGACATCATGAAAATTAGTGGGCATTGCGACGCTAAAGCCGTTTTATATTATGATAAGAGCGCGATTGAGGAAAACATCACAGAGCAAGTAAAGCTAATTTAGCGCTAATATTATCATGCTGATGTGTTAAGATTTCTTAACATATCTTTGTTTGTCCATTCCGGCCATCTCCTAATGAGTTCTGCATATACCTCTTCGGTGATGTCTTTCCAGGTGCAGAAGGTTTCATAAAATGCGCCACAATCATCATATATTTCAAATCGATAGCCTTGGATGTTTTTCATGATGACCATCGAGGGAAAGGGGTTGTCGGGGTGATAAATGCCAGGGCTTTTGTTGTTGTAATCACCTGGAGGGCTAAAGAATGTCTTTTGATTTTCATCAACGGCGTAGTAGTAAATTCCCATTATTCTTCCTTCGGCGGCTCCGGTAACGGCATCCAGTGCGTAACTTTTTGACTATCCATTCTAGATTGGCCACCATCGGCATAATAAATTTCTAGATGAGGAGTAGTTTCATGCAATCCAATGCCTCCCCACCAGCTTTCGTTACAATAATATGCTATGGAATGTCCACAATTTCCAAAACCATTAAAATTTTCTTGGCACCAAACGATAACATTACAACCTTCTTCTGGAAACCCATCTTTAACGCTTATCCATTCCATTTAATACATATTTCCTTTATTTTTTGGGCATTCAGGCAATGGCATCCAGTGAGTAATAGGAAAAGGACGTTCTTCAATTCCAATCCCCCATCCTTCATCTTCAGGATTTTGCGTAACATAGAAAAACTCATATTTCCCAGGGGGTCTATTTCTGGCATCATAATGTCTAGCATATATCGCTTGCCCTACCCAACTTCCAGCATCTTCGTTCCCCCAAATGCAAGCCAAAAAAGGTTTCCCATCATATGGAGCGTCGCCCCTAGTGATTGGATCAAATCTTTTTAACTCAAACTCTTTCCATTCTTTCATTTGCCTGACCTCATGAAAATGATAAGGGAAAAACATGCGATCTTGACGCACTCACAGCAAAACTCTGACGCTGTGTTTTCCCTTATCAAAATCAGGTTTCTCAAAAAATCGAATTTATGCAAAGGTGAAAATGATGGCCTCGTAGGAGGGCCGATGTTTGATCCATCAACTTTCGATGGCGATTACCGGGAAGCGTGGCAGGTTTGGTACTATAAGCATAAATGCTCTACGTCTAAAATCCTCGAAACATTTAAGGACGAAGCATTAATAATCATTATAGGATCAAACCCTCCGCGCGACCCACCTTCGGGATGGATGAGATTTAGGAAGGCTATGGAGGATCACTTCGATAGGAACGGACGTGAGGGAGTGTAGAGGATGCCAAGCAAAGCTACCTATTTGGAAGCTATACCCTCTCCGCAAAATCCTGTTCTGCGATTCTTGCTATTGTGAATACCTTGCGATTATTGATGGGTGTGATCTTAAACATTTAATTAAGAGGAGTGAAGATGAGACATCGAGTAGAGGATTTGGGGAAGATTTCAGTGATGCTCAACAATCTTTTGAATAGGAAACTTTTCAAAGAGTGGGCTAGAAGTTTGCTTACCTGCGGCGATAGATCTTATTCTCAGTGGTTTTTTGACCAACCTCGTGAGGTTCAAGAAGATATGGTAAACGATTTGCAAAACGTAAAGGAAGATATCTTTGACATTTTAGATGTCGCAGATGGTGTAGAATTCCCCTCTGGTTTTGATCTTACACCAGAGGTCCCCGATTATTTTGTTGATTAGGGCGAAGAGCTCCGCCCTATGACTTTACAGTCTCAATCTCGATTTAAGTTCCTGCACTTTCTGATAAGCGGACTTTTGGCCAACTTCAGAGAAATCGCCTCCGCCTGCGTATGGTGCGGGAGATATTCCTGTTGGCTGATAGAATGGGCCACGCTGATTCTTGTTGATAGTATCTTGTATGCTTGGCGCTTTTTCTTGCGGCTTATGAAGACCTAAAGCTTTGATATTCTGATATAAAAGCTTCTGCCGGGAAAATCCCTCAGGCATTTCCAGCATGGGTTCTGCGATCTCTGGATGCTTTGTGGCGAACTTCTCAATGACCTCAGGGGATAGTACTTGATTGAAGTCGGGATTTTGCTTTAGAAAGTTCGCATTCCTCTCCTGCTCCAGCATCGCGCGCGCCTTCTGCTCTGCCTTCTCGTCGACCTTCTTATCAAAGCGCTCTTCAAACTTGGCAAACTTACGGTTTAGGCGGCGCTCATCGACGTAAGGCTCGTCGCTATGATCATCGTCATCATCAGGTTCTCGCTGAAGATACTTCTTTTTAGCGGCCTCTTGGACATCACTCTCATATTTAGCAAGCTTGGCTTCGGCTACGCGCCGGGCCTGCTCAGCGGCGTCGCGCGCTTTTTCAAGCTGTCTAAAATTATATTCTTTGTCATTTGGCTTTTGCTCTTCTGCTGCTTTTTGTTCTTGTACTTGTTCTGCCATTAGTATCCTTTACGCCGGAAAGCGAGGTTGATTGTTTAACATAATTTTGTTAATAGCAAGTTGTTAAATTAACATCAACCTAGGATATGCTTTGAAAATAAACAGGTTAGAAACGCATGACAGGCTTCAATATTTAATAAAGCAAAAAGATGAGATTGGGATCTGCTGCCAAAACATTATCAATAAACGCCCATTTGGCGACCGCCCTTTCTATATCTTTGCCCACAAGCGAGAAATCGGATTGGATGAGAAATTCTCACTCTTTCTTTCAGGCAAATACCGCGATATTGGTGAAGTGCCTACACACCGCATGATATGGCAGCCCAGGCTGACTAAGCCGAAGGCCCAGACCAACTCTATGCTCTTCAAGGGGTATCCCGGCACAGACGCCGTAAAAGTGATCTGGATCATTCCTGAGCGAGAACTTTGGGAGCAGTACACTAAAGGCAAGCTAACGCAGTGTGAGATCGTGGTGGAGAGTATTCATAAGTTCCAGCATAATAGGGAGGAATTAGAGGCTCAGGAGGCGGATGACCCAACCGATGCTGAGATCGATCAAATTTATAGGGAAATAAGTCAGGATGCTTCGTTTAAAAAAGTGGTTTAGGTATTTATGTGGATGTATGTAGCAGCACTCATTGCATTCGGACTTCTTCTTGCATGGGCTTTAGGAGCTGCGGCCAAAAGGGGGGATAGGGATGACTAGAAACTCCATCAGGATCGAGATCTCAGACGACGAGGAGACAATCTGCTTGATTCCTGACCCATCGATCAGCATTGAGTTTATGATGGAATTGACCAAGCTTGCAGGGAATTTGGGATATGTCTGGTGGCTGCCGGCTGATGAGAGACGCGGATTTCTTTATAGTAAGAATAAAACTACGCCAGAGACTTCGGAGGCATCCGCATTGACTTCTGAGGAATCGGAGAATCGCTTGGAGATTCCCTCATTTTGCCAACCTTCGCCTTAAACCCTGTGCCGAAATACGATCCGCCGGGATACATCAACTTCTTGTTGTCGTAGCCAGGTTGGTTTTTCATAGGCTGTGGCCCCATCGACCCTCTAGGATCTGGCTTGGGGGCTATAGGCTGATTGAAGATTCCGTTTTGTTTTGCGACCATAGTTCCTCGGTAAAAAGTGCGGCAAGCTTCTCAGGCTTATCGTAGCCGCAGGTTACGCTTTAGTTTCCCCCAGGTCAGGGTTTACGGATTAACTAAAGAACCTCCGTTCTGCTGACCGGGATTTACCTCGCGTCGACGCGCAAAGAACCCAATCACTTGCCTGTCAGAACTCTTAGTAGCGATAACCTTGAGGCATTTTCTGCTTCATGATCTCTTTATCGCCTTTCATTTGTACTTCGCGCACACGCTCGCTAGTGTCATCATAGTCAGTGCCTACATGACCGCTGCCCTCTGCGCTCTCAAATCTCTTGGTCTTGTTTCCTTCTGGAAGAGGGTAATTCTTTCCAGGAGAACCACAAAAACTTTTATGATCGTCTATACGTCTGCCGCTCACGTTATTTTCCTTGGGCATTTGCCCGTTGTGATTAATTACCTAGTAACAAGTGAGGATTATTTATGCAAACATTTCTAATTAATCAATTTTTTATACTATTGACCCATTGCCTGCTGTTGTGGTTGTTGATTTAAACCACCTTGCATCATTTTAGTGACAAACTCACTAGAAAGCGCGGCTCGACGAGCATCTTGTTTTTCAACATCATCTTTCAAGTCCTGTTGATAGTCAAGGTTTTGAATATCGTTCATTCTCAAATTTGCCTCAATTTCTCCATGCTTAGCTATAACGTCCATAAGCTTGTCCAAGGCTTCCACTTTGTTTTTCGTAGAAGACGAATGGTCGCTCTGTATCTTTGCAATACGCTCCTCCAAAAGCCCGATATTGGATTCCGCTCTTCCATGTTTTTCCCTAGCTGTGGCCAAAAGACTTGCAGCTTTGGCCTGTAATTCATGTAGCTTCGCCTCTTCAAAGGCATGTTGAATGTTGGTCATCTCGCCCTGAACCGCCGCCTGCTGCTGCTCTTGCTGCGCTAGGATCTGCTCTAGCTTGTTCTTGCCCTGCAGGGTGGCTACGGAGACGATGTAGGATGGTGGTATAATGCCGCCGAGGATCTGATTGAGCTCTAGGGTCTGCTGAAACTCTTGCTGTCTTTGAATCGCGGTATTGAGTCCCTCTGCGATCACGACCTGATACTTGCTGAAGATCCTGCTGTAGAAATAGGGAGATGGCTCCTCACCTAGATAGAGAGATACTTTGGCCGCATTCCAGTTGTTCTGAACGATGCTAATCAGGCGATCCCCCAGCGTTTTTAAGCTGAAGTCCCACTGATCAAAATACTTCTGAAGCACCATAAGGTTAGCGGCTTGCTTCAAAAGTACAGTTAGCGATGACGTTTGCTTGTCGTCCTGCCCGCTCCAGTTCTCAATGTCTACCCCAGAGGTGGCGAATATCAGTCCCTGAAGCTGATTAGCGAGCTCCATATCCGATTGTGGAACTGCACTAGGGATGATTTTCTCGCAGTCACCCAGCTCGAAGCCCTCATTAATAATAATGTCCCAGCCCTGCCCAGACTTTTTAAGATTGTCTTCATTGGCTACCGCTCCTACTTTGCGTTTCCATCCCTGGTTGATCGTGGCTTCAGAGATGTCGTGGTTAATAATAATGCGCCGGTTAAGCAGAAATTGCGGATCGCGCATGGTTTTGACAAGAGAGCGCACGCGAAGATCGTAATAGTTTATGTGCGGCTCATAGTTCCAGAAGACAGGGATCATGGGGCAGTCGTCAAAGCCTAGCGGATTGTCGCCCTGGAACATTAACTGATCGTTAAGAACGGTGGCGAGCTTCCAGGTAGGGCATTCGACCTCTACGACCTCAAGATCCGGGATCTGGTACAGGACGGCGTCTATGGTTTCTTGGCCACCGGCAAAGTCAAAGAACTGATTTCTTTTTTGAGAATAAAGTCGTTTCTTTTTTCTCTTCCAGCGATACCAAACGTAACTAAGTACCATCAAATCATTTCTAGCCATATTATAATTTTCAGGTAAGAAATAAAAAGACCCGTAACGCTGCGGTGTCCCAGACATAGGCGCGATATTAGATATCTTATCGGGGAATCGATTCTCAGCCTCATGCTTTGATATATATTCTTGACACCAAATGAATTGCGCATCGCTGGCGTCGGGATTTCTGAAGTAAGGATCGATCAGAAAAGAGTTATATTCCCAGACTTTTACTTTAAGCTCGCCCTGAGCAGGATCAGATCCCACAAAATCAAGGTAGGGCTGCAGAAGTACCATGCCTGAAATGGTGGCGAGCTCACAGGCTTTAGAAAACTGCTCATTGATTCCCCCGACATTGCAAACATGGTCAATTATCCTTGTGTATTGGTCAGAAGTTTGTGAATCCCCACCCTCGCTCGCTATATAATTAATCGATTTTCTGTGTTGTCTTTGATAGCCCGTGACCATATTAACTGGCTGCTGGAGCAAGTTAAAATAAAAGTTCTGGTAAGAGAACGACGGAGTAAAATTGAAGTACCGATTCACAAACGACTGCGATCCGGCGTAAAATAATGTCTTTAACTGTTACTTTTATGACCTATTTCTAGGCGGGAGGTCTTGTTATTCCCTCCTCCGCGATTTCATGTATAGTCGCGGAACAGACTATCGCATCCTCTTTAGAGGTCCCCTCGCTTAGTCGTTCACCGTGCTTTCGCTTCGGCCCTGTCACCCCATCGGGCTTCCAAGTCAATTAGAGGGGATTTATCATCGACTCACTATTAATCGATGTTTGACTGATTCCACCTTGCCTGCTCAATCTAAATATTTTACTTGGCACGTAAATCAATCAAAAACAGCCCATTAAGCGTAAAAAGGCTGAAATTTAGAGTATAAATTGTCGAGCCAAGCACGGCAATTTCCCTGGTTAGGCTCTAAATTATTGTTCCATGGTGGATAGTAAAAACTCACACGTAGACTCCTGATACATTACGGTTTCTTAATTATGCTATATCCGTACTGTTCAAGGAATTCAATATAATATTTTATTCTATCTTCTACCCTTTGACCGGCAGGCTGCCCTTTATTCCACAGCTCTAGATTCTCTGGCCGATTGTCATCTCTAATCCCGTTTTTATGGTGAACTGTTTCTCCTTTAACAAGCATCCTTCCTAATTCTTTCTCCATAACCAAAACATGTTCGTAAGTTTTTCTTAAGTATTTTCCGGTTTGTGCATCAACTAAAACAATGATCTTATACCCTTTAAGATTATATCCCTCTTTTCTTGGTCCAGTAAAAAAGTCATGTCCTAAGGGTAACCCTTTTTCCAGCCTTCTTTTTTCTGCTATCTTTCCATAAACTTTTCCCATTGCTTTACCAAATTTTTCCGGTCTATTTTCTTTATAGTTCTTGTATTGACACTTAGGACATCTAAAGAAAGTTTGATTTTTTGCAGTAAAGTTCTTTCCACAATCTACGCAAACACATTTTATGCGACACTCATCACATCTTTTCTTCCTTGTCCCAGTCAAATCTTTTCCACATTCCTTACAAGAGTTCTTTTTGGGAATATAGGTTCTTTTGTGATACTCTGCGTAATACTCTTTCTTGCTCATTTTTTCCCCCACCTTATCATGCACCATTTTACCACAATCCACACTATCTTGACTTAAATTATTTTCAGTTGTACTCAAAAAACGAACAACTGGAGTTTAACAATGGATCAAGAGTTAGTTTATGTAGGAAAAATACTTAGCCTTTCGCCAATTCAAGGAGCCGACTTTATAGTTTCAGCCACGGCTGTCTGCGGTGCTGGCGGAAAATGGATGGGGGTAGTGAGAAAGAATCAATTTAAGCTGGGCGACCCATGCCTAGTCTATCTCCCAGACTCGGTTGTTCCGGAATCTGAGGAGATGGCGTTCATGAAATCTACCGGGTGGCGCGTAAAAATGCGCAACTTTAAGGGAGCTCCCTCAGAAGTCGTTATAATGCCCTATACGGGCTTATCTGCAATCGGCACTGATTATACTCAAGCTGCGGGGGTAAAGCGATTCCTGAAGCCAATAGCCGCCTCCCTAGCTGCCGACGCCAAGGGTGACTTTCCCTGGTTTTTGCGCAAGACCGATGAACCAAACTGGCAGAAAGTCCCACAATCTGTTGAGCTTTTGCAAGGAAAGGGGTATTATATTACGGAAAAAGCAGACGGGTCTAGCACTACAGCCTATATGAGAGCCGGACAATTCGGGCTTTGCAGCCGCAATCTTGAGCTTAAAGAATCGGCAAACAATGGGTATTGGCAAGTTGCCAATCACTATGGATTGAAAGAGAATCTTCCAGATGGGTACGCCATTCAATGGGAGACGTGCGGGCCAAAGATCCAGAAGAACCCGATGGGATTTACCGAAATCGTTGGGCGGGCGTTTAGCGTTTGGAGTATCGACAACCAAGAATATCTTGATTATAAAGATTTTGTTGACTTCTGCGACGACCTTTGCTTTCCCACGGTCAGGATTCTTGAGGTTGGGTCTTCATTTGAATGCGCGGACCTCAACGAAAAGGCAAAAGGATTCTATGAGAACGGGCACAAGAGAGAAGGTATTGTGATTAGATCTCAGAGGCACATCAATGCGCATGTAGTTAGTTTTAAAGCAATTAACTTGGAATATGACGAATGACCAATAAAGAAAACGGAACTTATTGGGAACTTCTTATTGCAATGAGCATAATGCTTCTTGCCATTATAGGAGTGAATGTTCCTCTTTTCATTATGACAGACAATAAAATTGAAGCGATTAGACAGGATATAAGGGAATTTCACGTAGAAATGAAAAGATTGGATGTTGAGTTTAAGGATCATATGTTATACGAGCATGGAAAAAAAGAGAAAAACAAATGACAGAACAACCGCAAACACTGACTAAAGAGCTCAAACTTGAGCACTGGGGACCCGGCGAATGGGTAGATGAGCCAGACACCTTTATATTTGAGCATCTGGGCTTTAAGTGTCTAGGCAGAAGGTTCTGCGTCTGGGATGGCCACAATAACGATCATTTAGCCGGAGGCTATTGGTGCGGATACATTGAGATACCTGAGGGGCATCCTTGGTATATGAAAGATGCCCGCAGGGATCTGGACATCGATTGCCACTGGGGAATATCTTTTTCCGAATATTCTGAGGAAGAGAGGGCTCACTTGATAGGGTTTGACTGCGCGCATTCCGGGGACTATGTCCCTAGCATAGAAATATTTAAAAGAAAAATGAGGGACGATCCAACAAACAACCACTATTTAAAATTGCAAGAAAGAACTAAGGAAATGCTTAAAGAATTTCCCGAATCACCTCTTTTAAAACAATTTTTTAACCCCACATACCGTAACATGGCGTTTGTCATTGACGAGTGCCGCAAGATGGCGCAGCAGGCTAAGGACGCGATGGAGGAGAAAAAATGAGCATTAAGATCGACTGTATTAGCGATTTGCATGGGTTTTTTCCAGAATTAGAAGGCGGCGATCTGCTTATTGTGGCGGGGGATCTGACGGCAAGGGATGAGCCAGGAGAATATGTGACCAAATTCTTGCCCTGGATCGCTAAGACCAAATACAGAAAAAGAATCGTCATAGCAGGAAATCACGACAATCTTCTTGAAAAAGGGGAAATTCCGACAAAAGTTTTGGCTGATTTTGAATACCTCTGTGATTCAGGCACCGAATTCGAGGGTCTCAAGATCTGGGGCTCGCCATGGAGCAAAACTTTTGCGGGCATGAATCCGCATTGTAAGGCATTCACCAAAGACACAGAAGAGGAGTTGGCTGAAAAATGGGCACTGATCCCCGACAACATCGACCTTCTAATCACACATTCTCCTTCTTATGGAGTTTTAGATGTTGTGAGAAGAGAGGTTTTTTGCGGGGAAAGAGACGAGCATACCGGAAGCGATAGCCTTGTTAAACATGCTGCAAAACCAAATGTAAGGCTGCATGTCTTTGGCCATATTCATCAGCAATATGGAAAATACATTAACCCCATCTCTGGCAAGATCTATGTCAACGCCTCCTACGTCAACGAGCGATATCAGCCAGTCAACAAATCGATTAGGGTGATTTTGTGAAAAGAATAATTAGGGACGATGATAATGATCGAGCAGTCGAGGCTAGAAATCTCATTATCGAGTTAACAAATCAAAACCCTCACATTACCCCAAATCAATGGTTTTCAGCCATTTCGGGATTTATTGTGGGATCTTATAAGGGTATCGGGCTTTCTCACGAGCAGTTTTGCATGGAAATGCAAAATATGGCTAAATTTTACAAATATTTATGGGAATGATTTTATGAGCGAAGACTACCCCCCAGGATCGATTTGGCAAGATGACTCTTCTCTCGGAATCGATGGTTTAGTGGATGTCTACGTAATGATTCGCGAGTGGGTGTTTATGGGAAGGTTCAAGCCGATGAATTTCTTTAGTCCTGTGAGGAAGAGTTTGGAGCCTCCGGCAACGGCATCCAGTGGGTCACGTGGTATAATCCGCTTCCTTCGCGGCAATTACAAATCACGCTCCAAGTTTCTAAAGAGCTATAACATGCAACAAAAATCCCATCTTCTTCATCTGAAACTAAAACATTTTCACTGTGATAAACTTCACGCGACAATTTTGGTTTTATAAAAAATGGCAAACCCTCTTTAACACTGATCCACTCACTCATTAGCCAACTCCCGCATTAGTCTCTTAACCCCAGGCATCTCTAGAAGCTTCCTTAGAGCGTCTTCGATGGTGTAGGAACAATTGGTTAAAGTAATTGTATGCCTTTTTTTAGATTTAGGAGAAACATAGCAGAGACAGTCAGTACAATGCTCGCCGCACTCATCGCATTCACCGCTCATTCCAACCCCTCTAGCTCTTCATCTGCAATATCATCCGTCACATCAAGGCACATGCCGAATGGATGTTGACCGCATTCGCAGATTTCGGGAGTTATGGTCTTGACTTTCATATCTTCTTAAACCCTCCCCAAAAAACCACATCTCATCTTTGCCCAAAACAGGCAAATCCTCAACAAAAGTTCCCAATTCTTTTAATAGTTTTTTCAAATAAGGATGTGCATTTGGGCTATGCTCGAAAAATTCCAAACGCTCCGAATAGCTGGCCAAGGCTCCCCTAATTTTATTCCACACCATCCTTTCTTCACTGCTCATCAAGGGAGATACTGTGTGAAGAAAGGATTTTATAGCCTCTCTACTCGGTATCCATTTCATGCTTCTTTCCTCGTATTTTCCTTGATTTTTGGCGATCTTTATGCTGTAAATAACTAAGTTCGATGGCATACTTCATAAACTTTTTTACGGTCTTTTCGTCTTTCCAGTTTGGGGCCAAGGTACAGAAAAACCAAGCAAAAACACTGCACATCATTGAATATGCTTCGGTCAATGAATCGTTATCATCGCAACTTTTAAGAACTTTTGTAGTCCTATCCATTATTTGTTTTGAAAAAAATTCAGAAAACGCAGCTTCATCAGGAGTAAGACTCATATCTTCCTAAATCCCCCGCCCCCAAGCGTCTTACCGTCGCTCTCAGGCATTGTGTTAACTCTGTGAGAAGAAATTCCGTAGCGTAGGGCGTCGCAATTGTGCACTAAAAGTCCATCTGCAAAATATTCACTTTCTTTATCCACGGACAGATTGTAAACCTTTCTCCAACCAATTGGCCTTCGCAAAACAGGCTCTAGAGCAGTATTTGGCTTTTCTATATTTATTAACAAAGAACTCCCGATCACATCTAGGACATTTTCTAGGCTCATCGTCAGCTCCAGAATTACGCCTCCAGGCAGACTTACATTTATTTGAACAAAAGCAGTTTTTTGTATTGGATCTTTTTTTTGTCCTGTAGATCCCCCCACAGTTTTTACAAACAAGTTCTCTGGTCTCCCAGTTTCCAAAGGACTGCCTGCGAGCGTGTTCTTTGTGCCACTCTCTTCCTTGATCTGATTTATGCCACTCAACAGCTCTATTCCTGCAAGTGTCCGAAAAGCGGTATGTACGATCTTCTCTATGTCTTTGTTCATGCTCTTTTGGAGAAAGACATTCGAGATTGGATAGATCATTATTAGATGGGTCTTTGTCGATGTGATGGATATGATATCCCTTTGGTATTGGCCCATTGGCGGCGCTCCACACATCTCTATGCAAGTGAGTAGGTCTACACTTGTAGTACAGTCGCGGAGATTCTTCAGGAGCATTTGGATATCGTCGGTATTCTCTTCCTCCGAAAAATACGACCTCAGCTTCGCCATATTTGCCCATTTTTCCCCATCCTTCATAGTAATTAGGATATCTGATTGTATCAGATCGGAAGCCATTTTCCAACCATTATCCACAGTGTAAAACGGATGATTGGGCGTGCATTTTATGGGCCTATTGGCTAGATGAAATTCAAAACACTCGACTGAGGCGGACTCCCCAAGTGCTCGCACTTTTCTCAATCCCCCTCTGGTGAATACTAGATTTCCCTCTTTGATACCCTCAATATTCCCCGAACCAGCTATGAATGTATCGGCGCAAAAACAGGCATGGTCGAGAATTCCGCTTCCCTTCATGGGCTCATCATATCCCTTCTCGGCTTTCTTGCTGTCCCAAACATATCCCTCTATCTCTTTGATGAGGTTAGTGCAGCAGTCAAGTATGACCAGATTCCCTTTATACATCTCACTAGCAACGATCTGTATGCCATTAGCCACATCATTATTAGCATCAACGCAATGAATACCGAGTTTCTGTAGGTCCAGTTTAAAAGCGGCGCAGCTAGGATCAACATAAAGACCCCGAAGGGCGTACGGCTCAATAAACTTTTGAACATCTTGAGCGAACTCCGCATTGGTTTTTTGCTTATGAGTCACCGCCGGGTTCCAGTAATACTCCTTTTCTACCCACCATTTTCGCCCCGTTTGATCGTATCTGCCAGTAGATACGCCAATGACCAAGCAGCAAAACGGCGCGAGCGTGCCGTAATCAATGGCGGCAATCCAATACTCAGCGCAACGAGGTGGGCGAGAAACGACATGTAATTTAGGATCAAAAAAATCGTACACAGCACCCTCAGCAAGACACCAAATCCCTAAGTAATTGCGCTTGTAAAATAGCCCAGAGAGCGATTTTTGCATATCCTCGATGTAGCCGGGAGCCAAGAACATGCGGTTGTCTTCAATCGAGAAGTGAAGGGCATAGTAATTTGGGTCAGTCTCTGCGCGGTCTATCCATTGCTTTAGCCTGTGAGATGGCTGCTTGGGGTTCATGGCAGCAAATAGCTTGCTGTGAGCGCGGCGCAGCCTTGTCTGGATCATGTCGATGACCACGTCAGGATACAGCGTCATCTCGTCGCAGAGGCAAAGATCTAGCGTGATCCCCTGGATCTTGCCCAGCGCTCCTTCATCGCCGGCTCCGATACATAGAATGCTTTTAAGACCGTAAGCCAGTACCCCTTTTGACGACCAAGTGCATGACGGACGCACAAAGGCAAGCTCAGGGGCGTTAAAGATGAGGGTGATAACGTTCTGATAGATAGATCCCATTGAGAAGCCGAAGATGGCGATAGAGTCTCCTGGGCAGACTGCGGCCTCTTTGAGAAAAGCCACGAGTGTGCAAACTGTTTTACCCGAGCTGACAGCTCCGTGAGCGAGGTTGTATTTGGCATTGGCCTCCTGAATAAATTGCTTTTGCTTTGGGCTATAGGGTGGAAGTTTAATCGTCATTTTGGTACACCAACCTTGACCATAATGAGGGAGTGAATATGAGTGCAAGGATTTATTGTAAAGACTGCAAGGATACGATTATAAACCCTGAGAACGCTCATCTTCAGTCCTGCAAATGCGGGAAGACAATGACCCAAAGGCTTGTGAAGGGCTATGCGGTATCTCCCGGCTCGAACTACTGCCTGGTTGACGATCAAGGCAATGAGATTATGGTTAAAGAGGCGCCGCAAGAAAGGGTGATTAGTATGGGGTCGCCCCCAAACCGATCAGAGAACCCTGAGATCATTGAGGAGCTTATGCTCGCACTACACCATCAGATCGAGGTTATGGAAAGTTTGTCTCAAGGCGGACGATTTTCCCCCGTTGTAAACCAAGACTTACTTGCCCATTTTCTGTGGCTCCAAGCAGCTCTGCGCTGGAAGATTCGGCGTATTGAGAAGTGCTTTGCGGTTCTTGAGACTGCTGACGATCAGATCCGCCAGTTGTTTGAGAGGGTGGCTGAGCTTGAGCGATCTCTTGAGGCTTTGAGGGGATCGAAGAGAAAAACTCCTTTAAAGCAGAAAAATGCTGAAGGTTGATTTCGGCTGTCGGCGCGTGCTCGACATAGCCGCGATGCCGCCCTTTCGTCTTTAGATAAAAGATTACGGCCGTTGTGTTGCCATCGACCATTAGCTTGTCAAGAGCATCTTCGTATTCATCAAGACGCTCTTCTTCGACTTTCTTTAAATGCTCCGCAATTTCAGGGATTTTGCAGCGCTCGGCCATCCATGCCGCTGACTTGTCCAGGGCTTTGGCGGCTAAGGTTTTGTGGCCTCTTGATTTTGATAAAGCTCTGCAAATAAGGTCGTTGGGTATCTCTAAGTCATTGCGTTTTTTACGAGGGTTAGCCTTCATAAACTTCTCCTCTACAAGAGGTTATTTCTTATCTGCCTTAAGTTTTTCCAGTTCGGCAAGCTGTAGCTCTATTTTATAATTCTCTATCTCATCCAAAAGCTCTCTACGTGTAACATACTCAGCGTGCTTGTGAGAGTATTCAGAATAAGCATAATCGTGATCATGGCCTTTCAATAGTGTAATCTGTAAACTCATGTCAGAAATTTTAAATGCAAGCAATAAGTTCCATATAAATAATAATATTGCAATAAAATAAATTAAGAAAACGGCTGTTACAACACTCATTTACAGCCGCCTCTCATTGCTTTCTTGCCTACGGCTACAACCTTATCGCGTTTCTTATCAGCCTTTTCCAAACTTTTTAGCTCGCGCTCTACACCTTTGGTCTTCTTCTCAATCTTCCTGATCTGCTTATCCATCACTTTCCTTCTACTTACATCCCTTCTTCATCAGGTGGGCTTCTTTTTCCTTAATGGCCTTGGCTCCGTGCTTGCTCTCTTCCTTGTGATGTTCTTTCTTCATTTTCTCTTTCATGTGGGTTTTTTTCTTGTGAGCCATCATATTTTCCTTTGTTAGGCTTTATCCTTACTAAAATATTTTATTGGAATTTAGTGCAATAAAAAACCCCCAGAACCCTAACTGGGGGAGAAACGCTCATAAAGGAGGAAGAAACGAAAAAGTCAGCGTTTTTTTGGGGGACTAACTTTCATGCCCTTCTTGCGGGCCTCGCTTAGGGAAATCGCTATTGCCTGCTTGGGATTCTCGACTGTTGGTCCAGTCTTTTTTACCCTTGAATGCATTTCCCCTTCTTTAAAATCGTGCATTCTCTTTTCAATAAACTTCTGTGCTTTCTTCGATTCTTTGACCATAACTCTCATCTATCAAATACTCAGAATCTTCGTCAATGTTTTCTGTGCTAAATGTCCAAACGTGAATTGTTTTTTCCTCAGGTTCGTTAAGAAAAAAAACGATTGGAATCAAGGTTAGTGACCCAAAAACTAGGATTGCTTGAAATATTTCAGAGATCATAAATACTCCTATCCGTTAAACGTCAAGCTGCCTATAATTTCATTCTTTAGCAAGGAGGAAATATGGTTTTAGAGGAACCGATGGCTACGATTGAGGGCCTGCTGAGGGTGATAGCACATCTCAAGTCTCAGCTTCGTGAGGCAAGGGAAGAGAATGAGATGCTGACGGCAAAGCGTATGGGCAAGCGAGCGCTCTGCAATGCAGTGACCAAGCGTCTTCAGGCTGGCTCAATTCGTATGTAGGTGCGGGGTTTTTCCCCATAGATCTTCTGTGTGATCATATGGCAGATCTGGGAGTCGTCTTTGATAACTATTCCCTTTATACAATCATTTAAAAATTTATTAAGATTGTCTAGGTCTGGGCGCTTGATGTGCCTGACCCTATGGCTAAGCATTTTTTCCTTTATCTTTTTAGATATCGATTGTGGGATTGGTAAATAATAGACAGCAGTGAGAGACACTCCGATAGTGAGCGGAAGGTTGTGGAGGTACTGCCTTTTGATGTGAAACTGATAAAATTCCTTCTCATTAGCCCGGGGGTTATAAGATCTCCGCCCATAGCCCGCGTGTGCTTTCCAAGGCACCGGGATACCCTCAATCTCGATCTGTATCGGTAGTTCCATGCTTTCGCCTCTCCGTTTCTGAAGGGGATAGCATGGATAAAAATTAGTTAAAACCTAAATCTGCCATTTTTATCTCATAATTGGTGGCTCTGCATATCCTTAAAGCGTTGGATCTCCTTGGGTTAGACTTCCCATAATAATAGGCATGCATCATAGATGGAGCTATATTCGCCAGCTTGGCTAGGTGTGATGGCCTCATTCCCTTTTCATCGAGGTATTTTTGAATAGGATTTTCTTTTTTTTCTGTTTTCATTGACAATCTCCTTTCTGTTTGGCATTATCCTAGCAGATAACCGAGTTCCTGGAAAGAAAAACCCGCCTTTAGTGGAGGCGGGAAAACCGACGGAGAGGTTATTTAGGTAAAAGAAGATAACAAATGTGGGGTTAGATCCCCAAAGGAAAACCGATGGAAAACAAAAACTTAAACATCTATCAGCGCATTCTGGCGGTGATGGGGGATGTGGACTACATCCAGAAATCAGCCAAAACCGTCAATAATCAATATCGCTTTGTGTCTCATGACCAAGTGGCGGCAGTGATCCACCCTCAGCTTGTGAGTCATGGTATCGTTGTGGTTCCGTCCACAAAGTCAATAGCTCAAGAAGAGTTCGAAGTTATACAGAAAGGTGAGCGAGTGATCCAGCACAGGACGCAAATTTGTCTAACCACGAGGTTCGTGAATGCTGACAATCCTCAAGACTTTGTAGAGACTGAGACATGGGGGTATGCCATCGATTCTTCTGACAAGGGTCCCGGGAAAGCGGTTTCTTATGCCTACAAATACGCTCTCCTGAAAATGTTCTGCCTTGAGACTGGCGAAGATCCAGATCAGGTGGCTCAGCCGGCGGAAACGAAGGTGGCTCCCATAAGCGCAGAGCAAAAGAGAGAGATCGAGCGCTTGATTGGGCAAGATGACTTGCTCGTTGAGAAAGTGCTGAGGGAGGCGAAAGCTCCATCTTTGGCTGAGATCAGCTCATCCAAATTTTTCCCGCTCGTCACTAAGCTGAGAGCCACGATGGAAAAGAGAGGGGTGTCTATATGAGAATCCTAAATCTTAAGCAAAATACCCCTGAGTGGGAAGCGTTTCGCCAAACTGTTGTCGGTGCCAGCGACATCGGAATCTTGATGGAAGGTTCCGAGCGCGAGATCTATGAGCTCCTGCAAGTCAAGCGCGGACTCGCTAAGAAGTATGTCACCAAAGCCATGCAGCATGGATCGGACACTGAAGAGGAGGCCATCGAGTATTTAATCGGTCGCCGTATCCCCAGCAGTGAGAAGATCTGCGCGATACCCGATGACATAGACTGGCTCATGGCTAGTTTTGATTACATCGATCTCGATGGAGATCTGCAAGCCGAGGTCAAGTGTCCTCAGTTTGTCCACTCCACACTTTCTGAGCATTCCCACTACAAGCGCTGGTGGTGGCAGGTGCAGGCTCAGCTTTCTGTCAGCGGGCGCTCAAAGGCCCTTCTTTTGGCCTACAGCGCGATTACCAAGACTAAGGAATGGGTAGAGAGGGATGAGGCGGCGATAACGAAGCTGAGGGAAAAAGCGAAGTGGTTTTATGAGCTCATGATCAACTTCGAGGATCTCCCGGTCCCAAACGAGGTCGTTGAGCGCTACGACAACCAGGCCGTCGAGTGTGCTACATTGTTCCAGCAGATCGATGAGAAGATCAAAGAACTGGAAGAGGAAAAGAAAGTGCTGCGTGATGAGCTCATCGCCATCGCTGACGACACCCCCTTTGTGTGCAATGGGGTCAAGGTCACAAAGCAGTTCTACAAAGAATCGATCGACTATGAGGCGGCATGTAAGGCCCATGGCATCGACACTACCGCCTACAAGAAAAAGCCTAAGACCGCTTTCACTTGGCGGATTTCGGCTTCTTGACGCTTGGCAGTCCCAAAGAGAGAACCAGGGCTATGAGCAAAAATAGCCCTGCTATTCCAAGAGGTATCCAAAATGGGGAAAATACCCACCACCATGACCACTGGATGATATCGCAAAGCTTTAATGTTAAAAAGATTAAGAATAAAAGCGTTGAAAATCCATTAGAAATTTTTACATTCATCCGATTTCCTAAAAGTAAAAATCCGGTTCGCTGCTGCTCTCTGTTTTCATGTTCCCCATCTGCTCAATGAAGGGTTGCAGAAGGTTCAGCACTGCGGCGCTGAAGTCCTTGCCCCGATCCCCGTAGGTTAGTAAAACTGGTTTCCACACATTCTTCCCATTTTTCATCTCATCAGTCTTAAACTTAGGAGATTGAAAATAGTAATGTCCCGTATTCGCTCTCATAAGACACATTTTCTCTAGCCTAACACCCCACTTGGGACCAAGATCCAGATCAAAAGTGGCGATTTCATAGGCCTCTGCGGGCGATTTCCTAAAATTCAGAATTTCCATATACCTAATTTCCTTAAATTGTTCTCATGCAATATCATAAATTTTCCGCACACCTTGCACTCACAGCAATCTTTCCAGAGGACTGTGAGCGAGTTACTGTTAAATCTCGTCTTGCAGCGATAACATTTCTTGGCCTGCGCCTGGGGAGTGAACCACGGAGTGCAGTATCGATTCTTTATTCTCTCGATATGCTTTCGTAGTTTCCACGATATACCCATTACCCTTGGTTAACATGGATATTTGTAATTCACAATCAAATATTATTGTTCATCTTCAGAATATTTAAAAAATTCATATACCCATCGTTGTGCCATAAAATTTTCGATAATAATTTTTTCTACTTCTTCCCAAATCCTTATATTTAATTCAAAATTTTTTATCTCATCACATGTGTCTGGGTTCCAATGATATGGGAGATCTATTGTATATCTTGCTCCATTGTTTCTAAGGATAAATCCATTTATTCTTGATATAAAGAACAATGATTCAAATCTTATAGAAAAAATAAATTCACTGTTTGGAATTCCTAATTTTATATCATCAATATAAAAATTCATTCCTTCAAAATTCATAACATCCATTACAAATCCTCCACTGGTAGGTTCATTTTTCTTAATTGCCCCAATATTCTATCTCTAAACCCGTTTTCTGTGTAAGGAAGTATGAAAGGTTGTGCGTTTCCTGCGAAAGAAATTTCAAAATGTCCATTGAGTGCCTCAAATTGCCCGTTTATTTGCCCTGTGTTGAATTTGTTTGCTACACACTTGGCAAGACACCTATTTTTGTCGATCATCGATCCTGGGCCATTTAAAGATGGTTTCTGAGAATCCTGCTCAACAGCTCTAATAACCCAATCAGTGATTGCACTATAATCTCCTTTTCCTCCGTCCATCTCTTTCCCAATTTTCCAACGACTGTACCGGTCATACCACGCTTGTACCAATCTTTCGTCTCCCTTCGCTCTTTTAAGAAGATCGTTGTGCTGAGAAGGTGTTGTAGATATGCGTTCTGCTCTTTCCACCCACTCTTCTTTGATCTTTTTTCTCTTGGGAGAAGCGGAAAAGACCCCTTCAGGGGTTATATTTTCTTTTGTAGTAGTTTCTTTTGTATGTAAGGAAGCGCGCGTAGAGGGGGGGGAGTGTTCTAAAGACACTGGGGGGGGTGTTTTTAAAACACTAGGGGGGGGTTCCAAAGACCCTCCCCCTCCACCCTCTTCATCGATGTTCAATTCGTATTCATTTGGGGCATCTGAGCCGTCAAATTCGTCCTTGGATTTTATTTTCAGGATCAGCCCATGTTCAATCAGTTGCTGAATAATTTTGGTGATGGGTTTCTTTGTGAGGCCGGTTAGCGCAACGAGCTGCCGAAGAGAAATTCGATCCCTGTTCTTGTGCCATCCACAGGTTTTTCTTGCGATAGCCATCAACACCTTGAATTCTCCAGGAGAGAGAATCGGCATCCAGTAGTCGAAAATTACGTTTGGGATTTGGGAATAGTTTGGTGGGGAGATCTTGCCTTTGGTCATCGAGCCTTGCCTATATTTATGGTTATTTGCTAAGCTCGTTGACGACCGTCCAAAGTCATTATCGAGCTTAGCTCACTCCCGCAAGGTTACCCACCTTGCGGGGCTTTCAATAAAGAGAATATCCCTAAAAATTCTTAAGAAGCAAACTATAAGATTTTACTTATATTAAACTTAAATCTATATCACTTAAGCACAAGCAACAGCGTTGAAAAGAAAAGACATCCCTCAAGGATAAACGCAGTTCCTATCTGTCGGGGTGTCGGGAAACATTTTTTCATACTCGAACTCCTTGAATTTGTGATACGCATCAATGTCGAATTCTACCTCACGCTCAAGATATGGGACAAAACATGAGCATGAGGAAAGGAAAATGAGAAAAATAGTGGATAGTTTTTTCATGCGATGTACTCCGTGATGATGATCACGCCTGGTGCTCCAGTAGATCCGGCTAAAGCACCTGTTCCGTTTGCGCTGACATTTCCAAATCCTCCCGCTCCATATCCCGCTGCTGCGGTTGCTGAATAAACGCTTCCCCCAGATCCGTAAAGAGTCGACCCTCCCGTTCCATCAGAAGCAGCGCCAGCAGTTGAGAACATTATGGCAGTAGCCCCATTCGATCCTCTAGATCTAAACGATCCTCCGGTTCCTCCGGTTCCTCCGGTTCCTGACAATCCTTGAGAATAGAATCCTGTCATTTGAACAAGTCCTGAGGTTCCTCCTGTTCCCCCTATCGCGCTTAATAATGGAGCTGTTCCAAAGGTAGTAGTACCCCCCGTGTTCCCTGTTCCTGCGGCAACGCCAGTGCCTCCAGCTCCGATAGCGAAAGGTAATGCTGTCCCCGTCCATCCGGCTGCGGCTTGGATCTGAGCTAGACTATAAACTCCACGAGCATATTCTCCAGCTCCTCCGCCACCACCGACGCTATATTCTCCTGCTCCTGTTGCTCGACTTCCCCCTCCCGCCGCTCCTCCACCCAAAATTTCGACGACTGCATACAAAAGATTGGCCGAGGGCGTATAGTTTCCCGTTACTGTTAGTGTCTGAATGACAACAGATGCAATATCGCCCGCGCCAGCACCCTGCCAGCTCGGCGGAGATCCTGTGTTAGCGGTGAGTACCTGTCCGGCTGTGCCGTTAGCCAACACAGAAGGGACACCAGTATGGCTGGTGATGACGACTCCATCAATAGCCGTCGTTAGTCCTGTGACCGTATTGTTTGCTGAGGAATACAGAATCTGATTGATCGTGGTGGTACTTGGATAGGTGGCCGTAGAGTATGAGGGATCTGCCGCTGCATTATTCTGGAGTACCTGTCCCGTCGTCGCCGTAGGCCCGACTTTGGTGATCGTCGTGGTTCCTGCGCCTACAAGCACTGCGTGATTCGTTAATCCTGTGAGCTGGGTTGTCACCGTGCTCGTTCCAGGATTGCCTACAGTCGTTATGCTGCCGCTTCCAAAAGCGTTTAGGTTGCCTGCTGTTGGCGATACTGCCCCGCCGCTGTCTGGTGTCACTGTAACGAACGTCCCCGATCCTGTGCTGATGAGGTCCCAGTTGGCTGTTGTGCCTGTGACATTCACTAGAACGAAATAGTCTGTGCTTGAAGTGTTCACCCACGTCTGGCCTATGGGATACAGGTAATCAGAGCTTGTGGGATCTGAGGTGCTCAGCACAATAGGGGCTAGGGCTCTCCAGGTTGCTGTGACTACACCGCCAAGACTTGAGAATGACTCAAGGACCCATATCCCCTGCGTCTGCGTGTTTATCCATCGTTGCTGTACTGGATAAGCAACATCGCTTGATGTGGGGTCTCGGGCTATAAAGATTGGGGAGGTTGACGGAGATGATCCTGAGGAGACGGTATATGAATTATGGGAGATTGGAAATGTCATACTGGCCCAAACATCCCAAAGTAAGTACTTGCTCCTGAAGAAATTACATCTACTTGTTTAGCGCCTCCAGAGACAATAAGTTGAAGCTTGTGAACGGTTAATGCAGGAGTGCATGGAATGGAAAACGGGAAAGCGTACCAATTAGGAGCCGCAGCTCCTGCCAATAAAGAAGGATTAAGGAATGCGGACTCCCAGGTATCTCCCGCTCCGTCATCAAATCTCAAATGGAGGGTTGTGGTGGTCACATCGATTCCTGTAAGTGTGATGGTTCCAGACAGTTGGTATAACCCCGTCGTAGGAATTGTGACGCCTCCAGTTGCAGTATTGTAATAACCACCTCTGTTAAGTGATGCTCCGTCAAATATCATATTATAAACAGTTCCATCGCCTGTCACATTGCTTGCTGTAGATCCATAATATCCAAGAATAGCGAGCTGAAACTGTGAAGAGGGCACTGCTTGGAAACTTGGAAGTGCTGCTGCGCCATTGCTTGTAAGCACTTGCCCCGCTGTACCTACACTCGCAATGCTCTGCACTGGGTTGGTAGATGTGGTTCCTCCTGTTAGGACAGCATAAGCAGTTAAGCTAGTAGCTCCTGTGCCTCCTCCCGCTACTACTGCTGTGCCGAATGCCGGGTCGGCTGCGGCTCCTGCACTCACTAGAGGCACTCCAGCCGTAGCAGATGGGGCGACTTTTGTGATAGTGGCTGTGCCGGCACCGACAAGGACATTGTGGTTAGTGAGGCCGGTGAGCTGCGTAGTAAGCGTGCTTGTGCCTGGAGTTCCGACAACTGTGATCGATCCCGTTCCGACGTCATTAATATTATTCGCGGTTGGCCCTACGGCTCCCCCGCTATTGCCCGTGAGCGTCTCTACGATTAAGCCTGGGCTTACGCCACCATCATTGGCAGCACCTGCTTGTGACATTAAGCACCTCGCTGATAAATGGCAGTGACATACACATTTCCTACCGTAGGCGCAGTCTCGTATTTCACATATACCGCAGCCCCAAGTTGAATAAGCATGTTGTCTGACACTAAGTCATAGAGAACGAATCCGTTAGCAGGCACATAGTCTTGAGAATTTATTCCATCAAAGGAAAAAAACATCCCTGTATCGCAGGTATTCACCACCTTGATGATGTTGTTGATGTGCGCGAATGCAGTTCCTATGATCTGAAAAGAGTTAGTTATTGAACCAAAAGCTATTGATCTTAAGGTATCTAACCTTGCTGGTATGGATTGAGGTATTGTATTCATTAATTAAGAACCCAGAATGTGATGTGTACGTTTCCGTTAAGCGCCGCAGCCCCGTTGTTCTTGAGTGATACGGCGATTGAGCCTACAGACTGCAGGACTCGCGTGATCGTCATCTGTGCGTCGTTGGTACCGAGGTTATCGCAAGAGATCAGGATCGCTTGTGTGGTGCCAGTGATTACGCTGTTGGTGATCGTGTAAACATCCGTAGCCCCTGCTGCCGTGGTCTGGCCTGTGAAGGTCGCTTGCCCTACCCGCGCATTGTTTACTACCGTGAGGCCTGCTGCACTGACCAAGTTTGGTGTCACAGAGACTGCGCCCGGCGTTGTGGCTCCTGTAGCGAGTGAGATACCGCCAGTACCAGACTGAAGTGCTAGAGAGGCTGCGCCAGTCAGCGAGCCCATCGTGACTACGTTGGCTACCGCAGAGTCTGCGATATGGACCGTCTTGACTCCCGTGCCGCCTGTGGCTACGTTGACCGTCTGCGCTCCCGTGCCGCCGCCGAGTGTAATTGTCCCGGTCTGAGCGCCTGTGCCGCCGATGGCGATTGTGCCGGTTGTCATGCCAGCGCCAATAGATACTGAACCCGCTGTCTGCGCATTAGCAATCTGCAGGGTCGTGGCTCCAGAACCACCAGCTATGATCTGTGTATTCGCTCCGCTTGAGCTTCCTAAAGTCATCGTCCCGGTCTGCGCTGTGCCGCCAAGCGTGAAGGTCCCTGTCGTGGTGCTTGCGCCGATTGTGTACGTCGAGGCTCCTACCCCATCTAAGGAGTAGTTGCCCGTTCCTACGCGCTGCACTGTGCCAGAGGCTCCAGCCGTTGAGCCAATCGTGGTTACTGCAGAACCTGTGGCGTTGATGTTTGCTGTGCCAACCTGGGTAAGGGCGGCAAGCGTAGTTAAGCCGACGACGTTAAGCGTACCGGAAACCAGTACGTTTCCTGTCAGCGTGGATGCCCCATCAACCGTCAGAGTGGTGGTTACTTCAAGAGATCCGGGGGCGATGAGTGTGCTAGGCAGGCTGAAGGTGATCGTCGATCCTGCGCCAGTTGTGGTGATTTGTGCGGCTGTGCCCAAAAGGTTGATATTCCCAGCAGTGGGGCTAACAGCTCCCCCGCTATCGCCCGTGAGGGTGTCAACAGTGCTTACCGTACCTGAGGCCGACCAGTTGGCAACTAGAACGCCTCCCGATGTGGAATACGAAGTGAGGATATAGGCGACGTTATCCGCTGAGTTTACCCAGACCGTTCCTACAAAATATTTGTTGTCAGCGGTTGTGGGTGAGCGATTGGAAATTATCGGCACGTTAATCTTGCTTGTACCCGTACTTACGGTATAAGCATTAGCTGAATGAGAAATGGTCATGAAGTGAAACTCCTACTAGGTTGTTAATTTCCAAGTAACAAGTAATGCGTTATTTTAAAATAAAAAAATGTTCAGGAATTGACGATTTAAGCAGTTGTGGTATACTGCTTGGGAAAATGAGGTGAAATGTGCAGATCGACAACGAAAAATTGCTGTTTAACCTGATAGAGAAAAGAAGAATTTTTTGGGAACCTATTGTAGCGGCATCACTTTTACTGTTTGCAATTTTAGGGGTTATGGTTCCTTTATATGTTCACTCAGACAATGCTAATAGAGCACTGATTGAGTCTATCAGAAAGGATATCAATGAGTTCCACAAAGAAATGAGAGATTTTCATGGCAGAATGTGTGCTATTGAGGAGAGAAGAAACCCATGATCTGGCCATGTATTTTTGCTGTGATTGTGATAAGTTGGGGAATTTATTGGAGCTTACCTAAGAGAAAAAAATGAAATATTGTTTTTTATTTTGGGGTGTATTTATATCGTTTATGGCAATAATAGGTGGCATATCCTTATATTTTTGTTCTTGTGATGATTCTGTTAATCTGTTTCAGCAATCGTCTTGTTTTTATACAAATCAAGGTGGCGTAAAAAGAATGCTACATAAAATAGAATTTGAAAATCATTCTTATATTTTAATGAGAAATTTGTGGAGTTCTGCTGGGGACTGTATTCTACATGATCCAGATTGTAAATGGTTTACGAAAAAGGAGAAGACATGGATTGGATAAAAAAACACGTGGATACGGTAATCGTCCTTGGAGGGATCTTGAGTTCATTTTTATGGATAAATTCTGAAATGAGAGGGATCGATAAGAGAATGACAGCCATCGAAAGTAGACTAACGAAAATTGAAACAATTTTGATTGTCACTGGGGTCATGCACCCATCATTGGCCTGCAAAAAAGTTGATGAGAATTTACAGAAAGGAGTTTAAAATGATTTTTGCAATAGTTTCAGGAATTATTCTTGTATGTGTGTGGGGATTTTTGTGCAGATAGTCAATCTTCCTCTTTTTCTTTCTTATTAAGATAGATTGAGAGGAATTTTTTGGCACTTTCTGGGCTTCCCCTGATAGCTGAATCAAGCAATTTTCTAGGGAAATGTTGTAAGTATGGACTAGTCAGAAGTTTGCTTGCTGTAAACCTAGATAAAATTTCAGTAATTGCTCTTCCAATTCCCTTTTTGTCTTGTTTTACAATGGCTTCTGAAAGATTTGCAGCATTCCTAAAATCATGAAAATGGGACACAAGATCCGGCCTTACCCTTATCCCCAATCTCCTTACATTGCCAAATAGTTCATTGGCTGCTGTAAAATCTTCACCAAGAAAATTTGTAAGATGATTCTCTAAAACCCTTCTAACACCGCCAAGATGCCCATTTCCACGCCCAATATGATAATTTACATCACGGTAAAAATCCATAATTGAAGCTGCGTTTCCAGGCCCATGAATAAGATCTTGAGCATCTCTGGCTATTAAATCTCTAACTGCACGGGGAAGAGTATTTAATTCCTGTGAAAGATCATTTAAAAGACCTGTAAGTTCTTGAGTGCTTCTTACTTGCTGTCCAGCAGGAGAAGCGGCCAGATTGTTGTATATTCGCGCAATAGCTGTACGACTTTCAGCGATTCTGCCTACAGTTCCCTCACCCCTATGGGCGATTGGCGATAATAACCCTATCTTTCGATTGCTTTGGATGGCTGGCGCAATCTCTCTTTCTGATAACCCATGGCCACGAGCAGTATTTACCAACTCTTCTTGGCGACTTCCGGCTCTGGGCCTTAATCTTCCAGAAACAGAACCTCCTAAAGCTGATCCAAGCACTTCGGCGGCCATTTGTCCCCAGGGTCCTGCTCCAGAATCTTCTGCTAGTTGCCCAGCAAGCGCCCCACCTCCAATCCCTGCTAATTTGGCTGCTGTTCCTCCTGGACCGACAGCAAACCCAGGAAGCATTCTCCCCCCCCGTTCTGCCATTGATTCTAAAAAACCTTCTTGTGAAGGCAAAGCCTTGTCTAATGACTCAGAACCAATCTGATTTCTTTGCGCTTTCATTTCTTCTAGCTGTTCAGGATTAGCGCCATAGACATCTCTTAAGATCTCAGATGTGGTATCCTCACCACCAAACATTTCTCCTAAATCGGATAAACCTCTTATAAATCCCTTAGAACCAGCAGAAAGAACGGATTCTGTTTTCCCTTGATGATATCTTGAGTCTGTGGATGGATCTATTTTCCTGAATCTTTTCTGGGGTTCTTCTTCGGGTTCTACATATCCAATTCTTTTAAATGCCATTATTTACCCTGTTTGATCCAAGAACTTCCATCACTGGTATAAATTTCCCCAGTTTCCTCATCTTGAAACTGTTGACCTTTATTTTTATGGGCAGGAGGAAGTTTTTCGAGGGTGCCTATATTTTTGAACTTTTCGCTTAGTTTTTCTGTTTGTTTTTCCGACATTTTTTCTGCCAAAGATTCAGCCACATCAGAATCAATATTTCTCACACCTCCAGCTTTATCAAAAACATTTTTCAGATTTTTGTAATAAACTGAGTTTATGTCATTTGTTAGGTTAATGTGCTCAATAAGATCTTTAATTCCCTGTTCAGAATTCATTAGATTTGGAAATTGCTTTAGGTACTGAGCCAAATCAAAATTGGTTACTCTTGATCCATAGGTATCTTTTGCTCCTGACGCGAATTCATTTATAATTTTCACAAATCTTTGTGCCTCAGGACTTGAAGCAAAAGGAAGTTTAAGATTCCCATCTGAATCGACATTCAGTCTGCCAAAATAAGAAGGAAGTTTTTTGCTTTTGGCCAAGTCATCTAATATTCCAAGATTTCTCTTGATTTTGGAAAATTCCCTGAGCTTATTTCCTGCGGCATCATAAATAGGTTTTCCGCTTTTATATCGCTCTGTCCCTCTTCTTACCTTCTCAGCCGGAGTCAGTCCCTTGTCTTGGCCTTTAATATAGTTATCTAAATTATTTTCTGTCTCCCTTTCCTCAATTTCTTCATAGGCCCGATCAGCTAACTCAGATTCCTGTCTCTGTGCCCCTTTTTCAGTGAATTCCCCCTCTTGTCCATTTTCAGAAAGTTTAGACATGATATCGGAAAACATCTGATCTTGATTTCCCTGTTCAGATTGCAAGCGACCATCTGGAGTCAATCCTCGCTTTCTTTCTTCTAAAAGTTCTTTAGCAAATTGAGTTCTGCCCCCAACAGAGAATGTGGAGTACATCTTTGCTTCTTCTGGTGAAAAACCAGCCTCGACTAATTCTTGTTCACTTGGACCTGTGTTTCTTCTGGCTTTTTGCAAAGCCATTTTCTGCGCGAAATCGGCACCTCGGGATATTCCCCGAGAAAGTCCCTGACTAAAATTTCTAGCAAACGATTGAGCGAAGCTTGGAACTTCATCCAGAACACCTATATAACCCATAAAATATCTCCTAAAATAGTCCGGCCCATTTACCCATCCCCATAGTCCCAAAATTACCAGCGGCTTCTGCGCCAACCCCACCGAGTCCAGTTAGAAAATCCTGCCACCAAGGTTTCTGTTTTTTCACCAACCCCGTTTTCTGCATATCCTGCCCCATCAGATTCTCGTATAACTGCATTAGCTGACTTGTGGCTTGATTCTGTAGTCCCAGCCTATTTGACTGCAGGCGCTCGGCTAAATCAGCTCCTGCGCCACTCATGCTGTTTTGGAAGCCGCTGGAGTGTCTGCCCCCAGAACCCATGCCTGAGAAGCGCGATGCCATGCTTCCCTGTAGTTGCCCAAACTGGCGCATTGCCGGGGCTTCTAGCTGCTCCCATTGCTCTGGAGTGCCACCCTGGGCCATCTGCATCATTTGCTGGAGCATTTGAGGGAATCCCTGCTGAAGGGTACTGGCCCCAGAATTGAAGAGGTCCATCTGTTGAGATGACTTGTTGGGGATAGAGAATGATTGATACCCTTTAGGGACTGAGGAGGCCATGTTTGAACCTTGGTTTTCTTAATTTCCTAGTATCAGATTGGCTATAGAAAAACAAATTTCTTGATCTAAATTTTTAAATCCACCATGAAAATAATGAATGTCACAACCTTGGAGAGAAAATGGATTATCACACTATTATAAAAACAATTCTTTGCGGTCTGAAAGGATTGTCTGATTATTGTGAGGATAAATTAAGTAGTCAACCCACATCCCCAGAACTGACTAATAAGGGGGAAATTCTTACTGCTCAAGAGTTTAGCGAAAAACATCTTTTTTGCAACAAAGGAGCTGTTTACGATATCTTAAAAGATCGTCCTTTGTACAAAAAAGAAAAGAATGGAAAATTAGCGGCTTATGAAAAAGATTTGATTAGGTTATTTTTAGTAGAAAAGCGAAAGAGGTTATATCCAGTTATGAAGAGACATTATAACTTAATTACTGATTTTAAGAAGATTGTGGATGAAGTGGTGGCAGAAGCTCATCTTAAAAATCCATTTCATGCTTGAGCTAACCACTCGACAACCACAAACCCTGACGTAATGGTGGGCGGAGCGCCGCCTCCGGCTGTAATCACAATTTGAGTTGGCGAGAGCGTGAGCGAGATCTGATTGTTGGCAGCAACAACATCAACATACGGAAGGGTATACCAGTTTGTCCCGTCTGTGAATGTTCCCCATAGGCGGACGATGGCGCTGATGTTGTTGAAGTTGATGCCGTGGTTTGTACTTCCGGCTCCTGTGATCTCATAGACTTTTCTAAATCCCTGCTGTCTTCGACCATTAGGCTGGACAAACCATGTCTCTCCAGTGGCAAATGTGATATCGGAAGAAAACGTACCAATTCCCCTCTGATTTACAGCATTGGCAATATCGATATAAGTCTTGTCTAGCTCTACAGAGAGTGGCTGGGACTCTTCCGGGAAGCTACGCTGCACTCGTAAGTAAGGGATCTGAGAGGCTATGCGGGAGGTCATGCTAATAGGGCGCTTGGTGAGACGTCGATAATAAAGCTATGTAGTTCTATTTCAGCGAATTGATTGTTAAAATCTGTATCTCGCATCTGGTCATCAGACAACGTAAATCCAAGTTGGACGGTATCTCCCAGGAGTGAAGTGTTGACTCTGTGCCAGATCTGCGCTTGGTTATTGCTCGTGGAACCATCAGATCCGATCTGATTTAGCTGCTGTAGATTTACGTTGGCTGGTGTAAGTCCAAGATTAGTGGATTCAGGGCATGTATAGAGGACGGTCGAGTAAATCAGGGCATTGTTTACTGAAAGAGGAGAGGGAACTATAGGGCCGATGTTGTAAGGGTTTGTAGGGTCTTGGCTTAGGAATATAAGCAATGTAATCTGTCCTAGAGATGTCGAGGAAAGCAAATATTGCTGCATTCCGATTCGTGTCTTTCTTCCCATATCCCAAGCTACCGGGAATTGCTTAGTCTGGATAAGAGGGATATACATCCGTGTGATTTGTCCCCCTCCTAGATATTCAAGGGAGTTGATGGCAGGATTTAGAGAGAATGTATTCCCATTGGTTGATGGAGTAGCTACGGAGAAAATCTTTCCATTCACTAATGAGCCTACCGATCCTAGCGCTCCAGTAATGATGATGTAGTCCCCTTCATTGAGTCCGTGGTTGGGAGAGGTCACTAAATTTCCAGAGATGTCCGAGATATACAAAGAAGTATCTTCTCCAGTCCCTTCAGAGAGGAACATAATGAACCCCTGCTGATTGCCGCCTATCACCTCTGGCTGCAGCAAGGTTTGCTCCCCTGAGTCCCAATTGTCTGTCCATTCATCCCAAGTAAAATCATCAAGCTCATCCCAGGTCTGTCCAGTGGATTTTCTGAACTGCCCATAGGTGGTATAGGACTCCAGGAAGATCGCCCAAGATTGATCCCGATAGTTGTAGAACAGGGTTTGAGAAGGAAAAGGGGTAGCGTCGGCAGTGGAATAATTTTGCGGAGCCGGGTAGGAGAAATACACCCACTCGTTGATATAATCTCTTTGGGCAGTGACCCGCTCCCTTCCATTATTCTTAAGGTTGATCTTAAATACTTCATCAGGAATGACTAAATCGATACGGTCAGAGGATACCTGCGTCGTCATAGTTATTCCGCGATTGCCAAAATCAGCCATACCACGATCAAAGTTGATGGCTGAGAATGTGCTATCTGATCCGTATTCTGAATTTATTGTATAGAAGTTGAAAGGTATAATGTCGTTTCCCGTATAGACAAAGCGAGATTTACGATTAGACAATCCCATTAAAATCACATCTTCATTTGCCGTAGCGGTAGAGATCGCCTCCTGATGGCCCTCCTGCACATAGCCACCATAGCCCACAACATCTTCCCAATAGGCTGATGGCTGCGCAGTCTGGTTTGCTGGAACAAGAATTGGGGTAAAGGTTGTCGTTGGGATAATTGATGGAGATGGTAGAACCGTTGAATAGGGGAATGAAGCAGTGTAAAACGGTGTCCCATTTTGTGAATATATTACAGTGTCCTGCAGGTAGCGCTGGGAACCTGCGGTCGAAGTTTGGACTACGGGGCCAATAAACAAGAGACGGTCTTTGAATGGTAAGATCATTCGCGCACCCACTAAATAGTATTGACCGGGCGGCAGATCTGAGATGCTAAATGTAGTTGTTGGGCCAGAAATCAGCGGGGGGGCAAAGTTAACCCATCCAGTGTTAGTTTGGAAGACTGGAGGGGTAGCAGAAGAGACCGGAGAACCATCGTAAAATCTTAAGCAGTCTTTGGTTACATCGGATCGATTGGTTAAATATTGAGCAATCCCTAGAGTTCCATTAGTAGCTAAAGTAGCATTTGGAAATTTGACAATAACATTATTTGCGTCTGTTACAGTAATAACATAGCCAGTCTCAAAATTTATTCCCGTTGTTGTCAAGACTTCATTAATAAAAACAAAATCACCTACAACTAATCCATGACCTGTAATCTGAAGATTGGCCGTCGTTGCCGTAAGAACCGTTACTGCCACAATCGGCTTATATTGCATTCCCACATTGGTAGGATCAAAAGGAATATTTATCCCATTTGTTACCCAAAAAGCTCCAGAATAGTTTGTAGACCAGAATTGCTGGTAATCCTGACCATTCCAAGTCGTTGGAGTCCACACAGATTTTTGAACATATACAGGATAGGTAGCTGTTGCTGGATTCTTATAAAAGCTCACATTGTTAATGACAAAGGGTGATGTCGTGGCAATGTTATATGCAAAGGTCGTGTTGAATGCCAATTCCCCCGGAAATGCTGGGAAAGGTGCTAGGGTGCTTGCCGTAATGTCTAATGTCTCAAGTCCCAATACAGGGAGATTCGGATAGAAGAGAAAGCTTGCTGTGCCAATGGTATGTGCAGCTCCTCCAGTGATCGTTATTGCCCCTGTTGAATAGTTTATAGTTCCAGTTCCCCCTGGCGCTCCCTGCAAAGTCCCGTCCATTAAGAGGTCAGTATAGATGTTAGCGGCTGTGCTATCGGTGAAAGTCACAGTACCGGGAACTATCGAGGAACCAGAAGGAACGGAAGGAGAGGAGAATCCGGTGAGTAAATTCCCAGTTCCTGAACCATTTAATACAAAGGTAGTGGTTCCAGGCGAGGGATTGAAAGCTGTGGAAGCAGAGGAAAAATAATTGGTTAGGCGCCCAAGAAAGAGAGTGCCTCGCTTGCGCTTGACTCTTCCTCTCCACTGGTAAGCATTCTGCAAGACTGGAAATGTGTCGTTATCGAGATTGAAAGGTAGGACATCATTTCTCAGACCTTTGGTAACAGGGACGACGGCGATCTTCTGTCCCATTTAGACCCCTATAGCAAGCCAGAACGCATTTCCGCCGCCACTGGACCCTACGGTAATAGTCGTGGCTGTAAGATTAGCTATGCTAAATTGAGATCCAGTGGCATAGGCAGTGGCAAAAGCTACGATTCCAGAGCTAGGAAAAGCGGTTAATCCCACTAAAGTAAAAGTGACTGTAGTATTTGGTGGTGTGACTGTTACCACACCCCATTTTAACTGCAGGCCGCCCGGCAGAAAAGTTTGCCCAAACGATCCCAATCCCCCCGTTTTAACCACAGTCCCAGAACTCATCTGGATAGGAGTCACACTGCCATTACGGGTTAGAAAAAGCTCGGCAATTGCGCTTATGGTTTTGGAATAAAGGATTGCTTGATTTCCATATGTGTTATCAGGTACAGGGTCCGAGCCTTGAACGACATAGGTACTCTTCTGATGAAAGCCACCGTTGTTGTCATTGAAACCAAAAAGATCAACGTCAAGCAAGCTATCTATTGAATTCGTATTGGTATTTAAAGCCGGTCTTTGCTGCGCGGGCGTCTGGTTTCCAATAGGAATATTGGTAGTGTATGTATATGAGGGCATTAGGTACTTCCGATGTTTGAGCCGAAGTTGTTTTGTCCCATTAGATCGCTGAAGATTGTCCCTGTTCTGGTGGCTGTAAATTGACGCTGTGAGCGCTTCCAGACCAAGGTTTCTTGCTCTCTAAATAGGGGTTCATAAAATTGGAATTGCTCTACGTCCCCTGTGTCGGAAAGGATTTTTCTAGCAGCTCCACGAGCGATATATTCGGCCATGTACCCGAAAGGAATAGATCCAGCAGTAGACAAAAATGCAGCCGGAGTAAGGTAAGCATCCATTTCAACGAGATAGCTAATATTAGGAGGAGGCCGAATGGTAATGCAGTTATTAAAAAAAAGAATCGCACGAGGAATTCCTTGCTCGAAGAAATAACACTGGACATTGATATTCTCCTGATCCGCTGGTGGGTTTGGAAAGTTTACATTAAGCGTTCCTAAGGCATAGTTTACAGTATTTTCTGTAATACTGTATGTCCCATTTGGGTGGGTACCGTCTATCCCTAGCGCGGTATTGCCAAAGGGGGCTTGCCCCGGCGTCATCAAAAGCCCATATCTGCGATCTGCGGTTAAAAATTGCCCGCTGTCTGCCACTACAATCGTCGATCCATCTGCCGCTACCGAGGTTATATAGACCGCTGAATAGACCGACGTAGAGGGTATGTTTGATATGAATGTTGGCGTCACGGGCGGATCTGAGGTGACTCCAGACGTGATAATCCCGTTTATGTCTACATGCCCTGCGAGCGCGGGAAAGAAGGGAAGCTGCAAGTCAAAGTTAGTCGTTGCCCCATCGCCAACCGCTGCCGGTGCCAAAGTCTGCACATAGTTAGGCCAAAGGTTCCAGAAGCTTGATCTATCGGTATAAAAGGGAACCTGGATGCCCGCTACATAGGCCGGAGTCATGAATCCCTGATAAACTGGAAAGGAGGCAATCTGCTGGGCTCCAGGCTCAGTTTGGATAGAATATAGGGGCATGTTGTATTGATCGATCCCAGGGGTTGTCTGGAACCCGTATTTGGTCTTGAGATCGAATAGCTGAACGCGGGCATCGACATCCATCAGCCAAAAGCGATTGATGTAGTCAATGATCAGATTATCGCTCAAAGACGCATTGGAGGGGGTCTTAACAATGCGCCGGACGTAGGTAATCACATCCTGTAACATATTCATTAGAAGTTACTTACCTTGCGGTTAAAGGAGACTTGCGCTTCAGGAGCTGGCATAGCATCAAGGCGATGACGGGTCGATTTAGCCACTAGGCCGCCGACGTAGGTTCCTGCATGATCAGATCCAGTCTGTTTATGATCTTCCATCGTCAGTACGTGGTAGCACTTGCGCTTGATCTGCTCAGCGAGATAGCGAGGACCCCAGACAGGCTTGTTTACCGGCACCAACCACTCTTCTGCTGGTACTCCAGGATAAGGACGGGTCCAAGTATCGATAGACTCGCCTACGATTTCGTGATTTTCAGCGATAAAACGGACATACTTCTTGTCAAACTCCCACTGGTCGCGGAATGCCTCGTTAAATACGTCGGTCATTTTTCCGGTCTTAGGAGTGCAGCCGGGATATACGGTCTTGATGGGCTTTAGATAAATCTCAGGCGCTTTTCTGATCTCTGCGCTAGATAGTTTGGTTTGGGGCTCATGCTCCTCCATGGGAGCTTTTCCCATTTCATCATGGGAGAGGGATTTGATTTCTTCGTCAAATTTATCAAACGTATCTTGAGCCTTGTCTAACTCTTTCTGTGCCTGACTGTTTACTCTTGGTCTTGCCATTTAGTACCTATTGTGGTGATATATTCTGGAATGATCCGGCAATCGCAGTTGTGGGGAGTGATCTGCCGGTCGTTGAAATTAGTCCGCTGCTCGAATCGCCAATGGCCAATATCTGAGGGGAAGTTGGTCCATAAGTCGGTGAAGAGATAAAAGCGGATACGCCTACTGAGTTGAGGTCTAAGGTCACTTCCGTAGTTGAGGGGATGGAAATGACATAAGCTTCTTTCTCGTTAAGCTGATATGACCCGTAAAACGGGGGTATGATTAACCTTATGAGTTGTCCTATGACATAGTTGTGCGGTAAGGATGTGGTTATGATCGTTGTTGGTCCTAGCTGTATTCCTGAAATTACAAACCTTGAAGGCTTAAAATAATCTGCTCTAATAGGAAGGTTGTAATACGCAGGATGTGGCGGACCGAAATATGTCGTAGTCATATTTCTCCAGTATCATTTGTTAAATTAAATGGGTAGTATTGATAAAGAAACGGACTAGGATTTTAACCCTAGCCCGTAATAATCAATTAAACGTAGTTAATGTCATGGAGATAAGCCCTCCAATAGATTACGTCTGATGCTGTACCAGCTACTGAAGCTCCAATGATGAAGCCCATGCTAGTATTGTTGGCAAAAGCGCCTGCAATCGCAGGACCGTTGATTGTGCTAACCGTGCTTGTACCAGTTCCGTTATAGAAACTTGGAGAAACAAAGTTAGTCAATAGTGATCCTGAGTTAGCGTCGCCCACAGCAACAACTTGCGGGAATGTCAATCCACCGGCTAGAGCCTGCGAAACCGTCTGGTTAGTGGCAAAGGCTGTATATCCAGTAGAATTGATATTAACCACAAACTGCGTTGAGCTATTGACCGCAGTGACAAAACCATAGGTAGGAGATCCCGGCGTTAGGATATTGGGAAGCGAATTAAGCTCCACAGTACCATACGTTGATGGAATCCTAAACGCTACCTCTTGCCCAACTTGGAAGTTGGAAGGTGCTGTGGTCGTGATAGTTGTCGTAGTGCCAGTGGAAATAGCCGAAATAAACGCAACCCCAGGAACATAGAGATTTGGGTAAAGAACTTGCTTTACCGTAGCTCCTGAAGGAGATCCGCTTAATGCGGTATAACCACTCTGGTTAGTGTTCCAAGGAATCGTAAAAGTCGTAG